TTGGTGTTGTCACGGCAACATCATTTGTTGGACCTCTAACAGGTAATGCAACAGGTCTTTCAGGCACACCAAATATTAATGTTGGGTCAATTATTGCCTCCAGTGCGACAATCTCGGGCAATGTTTCCATAGGAGGAACTCTTACCTATGAAGATGTAACAAATGTAGACTCTATTGGAATTGTAACAGCTAGATCTGGTATTGAAATTGGAGCAGGTGGTGCTATTTCGTTGGTTTCTTTGGAAGCTGCGTCATCATCAACAACTACAACATCATCTACAAGTATTGATACTTTTGATATCACTAAATATCGCTCTGCTCAATATCAAATTCAAATAACAAGAGGATCACTTTATCATTTAACCACATTAAATGTTTTACATGATGGAACAGATGTTTATATCAGTGAATTTGGGACAATTAGAACTTCAGAATCTTTAGCGTCTTTTGATGCCGATATCAATTCTGGTAGTGTGAGAATTTTGGTTACTCCAACATCAAACACTTCAACAACTTTTAAAATGTCTAAAGTACTTACAAAAATCTAATGAAAACCTTTAAACAATTTCAAGAAGACTGGACTAATAAATATAAAAAGAGTATTGATTGCTCTAATCCGAAAGGATTTTCTCAGCGTGCTCATTGTGCGGGGAGAAAAAAAAGAGCAAGAGGTGAAAACACTAAGTCCAAACCAGTTGAATGACGAAAAACGGTCGTTGTCCTAAAGGGCAATATTATTGTTACACTAACAAAGAGTGTAAACCAATTCCCGCAGGATTTTTAATTGATCCAGCAGGAATGCTTGTAAAAGAAAATGGAGCATCAATTGATGAGGATGCGCGTATTCCAAAGAAACCAGGACAACCAGATAAATCTGATAAACATTCAGATCTTTATACAGATGAAGATCCGAAAGGAACAATTCACGGACTAGGGTTTAAAGATGTTCAAACTGCAAAACAGAGTGTCTCAAAAATAAGAAACTCTGGAAGATCTCATGCTCATAAAATCCAAGCAGCAATTGCTATGGAACAAAGAGCAAGAGTGGCAGGAAAAACTTCAGAGGCTGCTGTGTATAGAAAATTCATTAACTCTATGAAAAAGAAAACAAAACAAATGAATGAAGAGGGTCTTCGTGATTGGTTTGGTAAATCCAAATCAAAAGATGGTAAAGGCGGTTGGGTTAATGTTGTAACTGGTGGCACCTGTGCGAGTGATGAACCAGGCGAAGGAACTCCAAAGTGTGTCTCTTCGGCAAAAAGAGCAAGTATGACACAGGCAGAAAGATTATCCGCAGCAAGAAGAAAGAAAGCAGCAGATCCTGGACAACAACAAAAAACCGGTGCTGCAAAACCTACTTATGTTTCAACTGATTCACCTAAAAAGAAAACACGTAAAGAAGAAATAGATTTAGTAAGTTTGATTGAAAAAAATAATTGTAATCACACCAAAGAAGGTGTTAATTGTCCATGTCACGGAAAAAAGAGGTGCCCTGTAGTGATAGAATCAAAAGATCACGAGTACTCCATGGCTCGTTCCGAACTTTCTACTATTATAAGTGCTGCTAAAAGACTGAAAACCAAAATGGCAAAAGGTGAGGGTAATGTGGAAGCATGGGTGCAATCAAAAATTACCAAAGCTGCAGATTACCTAGATAGTGCAGCAGATTACGTTGACAGCGGAGAAATGAACGAAGAGTCCGATAAAAAAGGTAAAGGTAGCGGCACAAAAGATGCTTGTTACCATAAGGTTAAGTCAAGATATCGCGTCTGGCCCTCTGCATATGCCTCTGGAGCACTAGTGAAATGCCGTAAGGTAGGTGCTGCTAACTGGGGTAATAAATCAGAGGGATTTAGTCCTTCTCAAATAAAAGTTCTAGAAGAGTTAGGATTAATTACATTAAATGAAAAAGGTCAAAAGTGTTGGCCTGGATATGAGAAAAAGGGAAGTCAAACTTTATTTGGAAAGAAATACAATCGTTGTGTAAAAAAAGAAGAAGTTGAAAATTTAGAAGAAGCAGTTCGTATTCCTGCACAGACTGGAAATATTATCCTTGTTAATCTGAATTGGAGAGGAAAATATTATATGATGAAAATGTTCTTCCCTCAAACAACAAAACCAAGTAGAACCGAAGTTCAGGATCAACTTGAAAAGGTTTATCCTGGAGCAAGAGTTCAATCGTATCAAGTTTCTGATATTAAACCGGGAGAACCTTTGATTCAAGTTACTGAAGAAAAACTTGATGAAGTTGCAGCATGGCAGCGTAGCGAAGGAAAAAAAAAATCTGGGGGTTTAAACGAGAAGGGGCGTAAGTCTTATGAAAGAGAAAATCCTGGAAGCGACCTTAAAGCACCTTCAAAAAAGGTTGGAAATCCCCGTAGGGCGTCATTTTGTGCTAGAATGAAAGGCATGAAGAAAAAATTAACATCAGCAAAAACTGCAAACGACCCTGATTCGAGAATCAATAAATCACTCAGAGCCTGGAACTGTTAATACAAATACTTTATTATGAGTGAAGTTTATCTTGGTAATCCTAATCTAAAAAAAGCAAATACGCAAATTGAATTTACTCAAGAACAAATTCTTGAATTTGTAAAGTGTAAGGATGATCCTGTATTTTTTGCAAAAAATTATGTGAAGATTGTTTCTCTTGATGAAGGTTTGGTTAGATTTGAACCGTATCATTTTCAAGAAAAATTAATTACAAACTTTCATAAAAATAGATTCAATATATGCAAGATGCCGCGACAAACTGGTAAATCTACAACTGTCGTCGCATATCTACTACATTATCTTATCTTTAACGATAGCGTCAATATTGGTATTCTGGCAAACAAAGCAGCAACAGCACGAGAACTCTTAGGAAGACTAGCAACAGCATATGAAAATCTACCAAAGTGGATGCAGCAAGGCATCATCGCATGGAATAAGGGGAATATTGAGTTAGAAAATGGCAGTAAAATATTGGCAGCTTCTACATCTGCGAGTGCTGTCCGAGGCATGTCGTTCAATATCCTCTTCCTCGACGAATTCGCTTTCGTTCCAAACCATATTGCAGACTCGTTCTTTGCATCTGTTTATCCTACTATTACTTCTGGCAAAAGCACAAAAGTCATCATAGTTTCCACTCCACACGGTATGAACCATTTCTACCGTATGTGGCATGATGCCGAAAGAAATAGAAATGAATATGTGCCTACAGACGTTCATTGGTCTGAAGTTCCAGGAAGAGATGAAAAGTGGAAAGCACAGACTATTGCAAACACATCTGAACAGCAATTTAAGATTGAGTTTGAGTGTGAATTTTTAGGGTCAGTTGATACTCTGATCGCTCCAAGTAAATTAAAAAACTTCGTATATGAAAATCCAATTAAAAGAAATGCTGGATTAGATGTTTATGCGGAGGTTGTGAATGAGCATGATTATGTTATCACTGTTGATGTTGCAAGAGGAGTTAGTGAGGATTACTCTGCCTTTGTTGTAGTTGATATTACTTCATTCCCTCATCAAATTGTAGCGAAGTATCGGAATAATGAAATCAAACCAATGTTATTTCCAAATATCATTTATGAGGTAGCAAAAAATTATAATAGTGCATATATCCTTTGTGAAGTTAATGATATTGGAGATCAAGTAGCATCGCTATTACATTATGATTTAGAATATCAAAATGTTTTAATGTGCTCAATGAGGGGTCGTGCAGGACAGATTGTGGGGCAGGGTTTTAGTGGAAAGAAAACTCAACTTGGAGTTAAGATGTCCAAGACAGTTAAGAAAGTTGGATCACTCAATCTTAAAGCGATGATTGAGAGTGATAAATTATTGTTTAAAGATTACGAGATCATCTCTGAGTTGACAACATTTATTTCCAAGCATAATTCATTTGAAGCAGAAGAGGGATGTAATGATGACTTAGCAATGTGTCTTGTAATTTATGCATGGTTGGTCGCACAGGATTATTTCAAAGAACTTACCGATCAAGATATTCGTAAAAGACTTTATGAAGAGCAAAAAAATCAAATAGAGCAGGACATGGCACCTTTTGGTTTTATATCTGATGGACTGGATAGTTCAAGTTTTGTTGATTCAGAAGGTGATCGTTGGTTCACTGATGAATACGGTGATAGAGCATACATGTGGGAATATATGTAAATGGAACTTGATAAGCAAATAAAACTGGGTCATTTACTTTTAGTAGATAGAACATGTCGTGTTTGTGGAGAGACTAAAAATCTAATTGATGGTTTTTATAGAACACGCAAAAGTAGAGGAGTAGTCGCTTCTTCGTACTCTTATGAGTGTAAAGAATGCACTATTAAGCGAATAATTGATACAAGAAAAAAAGCAAATCCATTTGTAGACTGGACATATCCCGATTGGTAGTGTTCACTCACCATTTCCCCTCTTAAAAGTATGTTTTTAATAAATATTTTTT